TCACTCGGCCGGCACTTGGACCGGGAAGATGTGCCGGGTCTTGCCCCACACTGCCTCGCCGGTGCGGCGGGCGCGGCGGTAGCGCCCGATCGCCGCGCGCGCCGCCAGCATCGCCAGCGCGTTGCTGGTGAGGACCCGAGGCAGAGCGCGCAGCCCCTCGCGCCAGCCATAGCTGCGGGCCGCGAAGGCGAAGCGCATGGCCAGCCGCCAGGCGAGCAGGAATGTCGCGGCCTGCATCATTAGCGCCAGCGTCGGCGTCACCAGCAGGATCGGCCGCCCGGCGGCCTGCGCCGCGCTGGCCAGGATCGCCGCGGCAAGCAGTGCGGCGTAACCGGCGCACAGGAGCAGAGCGGCGAGCGGCGGCTGGCGGTCGCGCAGCCGCATCCAGCACTCCGCCGGACCGCCACCCCAGCCGAGCCGGTCCCAGCCGGTCAAGGATATGCCCGCCATCCACCTCGACTTCTGCGCCACCGCTTCCCGCCAGTCGGAGGGGAAATGGCCACGCGTGGCGATGACGCCGCCCCCGACGCCGGCGGGGAGGCGCACAAACGCGCCGCGCCGGCCGAGCGCGTGCAGTTTCAGGCCGATCTCATAATCCTCGGTCAGGCTGGCGGCGTCGAACGGATTGCCGTCCGCATCCTGCGCGGCGAGCTGCGCTATCGCCTCGCGAGAAATCGCACAGCCGACGCCGGCCGAGGGGAGCCCGGCGCCGAGTGCCTCGCGCACCACCAGCTCCTTGCCGTGGGATTCAACGCAGTGTGCGTTGTCAGCGTATGCTGCGCGCGGCGGCTTTGGGTTGGGCCAGGGCGAGGACCTGGTCCATTCGGCGCACCACCTGGATATGGGCGCCGCGGCCTTCCGGGCTGGGGGTGAGGATGATGCGGGCGATCATGGCGCGGAGCCGCGGGGCGGCGTCGAGCTCGGCTTCGGGGCGGGCGAGGGCTTCCTCGAGCGCCTCGACCTGGCGGCGATATTCCGCCTCGAGCTGGGGGTGGAGCGCGAGCACGTCGGGGAGCGCGTCCATGCTGGCCAGTTCCCGCTCCAGCCTTTCCCGCTCGTCGCGCGCCGCCGCGAGCATGTCGCGGATCTCGGCGAACTCGTCGGCGCCGGCGGCGAAGGCGTCGAGCAGCCGCTTGACCTTGCGCCGCGCCTCCCCGAGCTGCCGCTCGATGCGGTCGCGGTCGCGGCCGAGCTGCGCCGCCGCGCGGGCATATTCGCGGTGATATTCGCGCACATAGGCGCTCACCACCTCCGGCGCGAGCATGCCGGCCTTGAGTTCGGCCAGCACGCGGCGCTCATATTGCCGCGTCGAGATGGTGCGATTGTTGGCGCAGGCCCCGCCATTCTGGTGGGTCGAGCATTTCCAGTTGAGCATCGAGAATTTGACCCAGGCCGCGCCGCACAGGCCGCATTCGCCGAGCCCGGAAAGCAGGTGCTTCGGCCGCCGCCGCCGTTCGGGACGGCCGCCGGCATTGGCGTCCAGCATTGCCTGCGCCGTCGCCCAGGTCGCGTCGTCGACGATGCGCAGGTGCGGCGCCTCCTGCTCGACCAGCGGCCCCTCGCCGGGCCGGCTGGTGCGGCGGCGGGTGACCGGGTTCACCGCCGATCGCGTGCGGCCGTAGACGATGCGGCCGATGTAGATGGGGTTGGCGAGGATCGAGAAGCCGGCGGCGCGATGCCCGGAGATGGTGGTCGGCGCCCACAGCCGCCCGCGCGGGGCGGGCACGCCGTCGCGGTTGAGCGCGTGGGCGATCTGGCGCGAGCTCTTGCCGGCGATATATTCGCGGTAGATGCGCAGCACGATCTCCGCCTGGTCGGGATCGACCTCGCGCAGGCCGCGCACCGCCTCGCCCTTGGCGCCGAAGCGCAGCACCTTGCGGTAGCCGTACGCCACGCCCGAGGGGGAGCGGCCCTCGCTCACCGCCCCCTGGTGGCCGCGGCGCACGCGCTTTCCGAGATCGGTGCGGAACTGCGCGTCCATGAAGCCCTTGACCAGGCCGATGATCGGCGTGACCGCCCCGTCGAACAGGGTGAAGAGGCGGGCGCCGGCATATTCGATGCGCTCGCGCACCAGGTGGGCGTCGGCGACGTGGCGGGCGATGCGGTCGGTCGATTCGGCGAGCACCTGGTCGACGCCGCCCGCCTCGACCAGCGCCAGCATGGCGTGGAGGCCGGGCCGCTGCTCCTCGCCGATGCCGGCGGCGCCGCTGATCGCCGCGTCCTCGAACACGGCGACCACGCTCCACCCCTCGGCCGCGGCGCGCTGGCGGCACAGGGCAACCTGGTCGGCGATCGAGCGCGGGTTCTGGTTATCCGAGCTGAAGCGGGCGTAGATGATCGTGCGCATGGCGTCCTTGCGGCTCCGGCCCGGCAGCGCCAACCGCCAGCCCACTGCCGGGCCGGGAGGTGCGGGCGCGGGCAATGTCTCTCCGAACGCTCGCGCGGGCAAGCGCTCTTGCGAGCTCGATCAGGTCGGGGTCGGCCTGGGCGTTCACCGGACCACGTCCACCAGGCCGTAGCGGTAGCGCAGCGTGATGTAGTCGATCGCGGACATGCGGCCGGCGGCGCGGTCCTCTTCCTTCCAGCGCTGCATGAGCTGGTCGGCGTCGGCGCGGGCGCGGCGGCCGATCGCGCGCTGGTGTTCCGGGCCGCGGGTGCCGCCCCGCGTCTGGCGCGCGGCCATCGCCAGGGCGAGGAGCACGCCCCCGCGGCTGCGCGCGCGGATGTGCCAGGCGCGCTTGTGCTCCGGCGAGCAGAACAAGGCGGCGGGCTGGGGCGAGGAGACGCGCGCCAGGCACTCCGGACAGCCGCGCGGCAGCCTTGGTGCCGAAGCCGGGGCGGCCCCGCCAGCGGCGTTTGGCGGCGGGGCGTCAGTGACGGCCTGCCCGTTCATGCCGCCTTCACAGCCCCAGGCCCAGCTGGCCGTGCCGCTCGCGCGGCGCGGTGGCGAGCGTCCAGACAAAGCCACGCATAAGCTGCAGCCACCGGGTCGACCCCGTTGCCGAGCAGTCCAAGTCGCTCCACCCGATGGGCCAGCGCATGAGCCATTCGACAAACAGCGGGTTCAAGCTGCGGCGCGGCGGCGAGGATGGCGGGCCAGCGGGAGTCGGAAGGTCCGGGTGCGCTGAGTGGGAGGCATAGAGGACGAAATTCGGCAACTGGTCCATGTGCATGCGGCCCGTGCCGTTCGTCGTCACATGCTCGATCGAGTTCGCGCCCTTGTGATCCCGCGCCGCCGGCGTTGGCCAGTTCGCCACTTCCGACAGCAGCGAGTGCTTGCCCGCCTTCGCATCGTGACTGTTGGACGCGCCCCGCTCCGCGTCTCGCGCCACCGGCGTCCGCCACTGATCCACCTGGTTCGCCAGCTGTACCCCGTGGTGCACATCCCGCGGCTCCTGCGCCCTCCGGTTCACAGTCGGCGTGCCCCACAAGGCAGCCGCACCCGGCAGGCCATTCCTCGGGTTGCTGGTGTCGAAGTTCCCACGCTTCTCCGGGTCGTTCGCCCTCGGCGTCGGCCAGGTCGGCCATGACGAACATGCGCTTGCGTCCGTGGGAAGCTCCGGTTTCGGCCGAGCTGAAAAGTCCGCATTCAACGCGGTAGCCCATTCGCTCCAGTGGCGGGACGAGGGCGGCGAGCTGTCCGGCCGCGTTCCCCGGCACGTTTTCGCGGAAGAGACGGAGAGGCCGGCACTGATCGACCACCCGGAGCACTTCGGGGATGAGGAAGCGGGTGCCGCCGGCGCCGAGCTGCTTTCCGGCGGTGCTTGTTGTCCTGGCAGGGATCTCCGGAAGCGATGCAATGAACGCGGCCGCGCCATGGTCGAGCGTCGAAGGTGGCGAGGTCAGACCAGACAGGCGCCGGAGCCAGGTCGCCCGCTTCCATGCGCGCGACCAGGCATGCGGCGGCATAGGCTTCCCTCTCCACGTAACAGACGCTGTGCGCTCCGGGCACGGCGAGCTGGATGCCGAGGTCGAGCCCGCCGCCGCCGGCGCACAGGGAGATGGTGTTCCAGGGAGGGTCGGCGGGACGTAGAGCCATGTCACGCGGCCTGCGCCTCCGCTTCACGGTCGTGCGGCTGGGCGCGGTATGCCGCGTCGCGGTTGCGGGCGATGCGGGCGTGGATGGACAGGACGAGCTGGTGGCGCTCGACCAGCGCCCGGTGGCGGTCGGGGTCCTGGTTGGCGTCGATCGCTTCCCGGCGGCGCTTGAGGCAGGCGGCGGTGGCGCGGTGGAGGTCGGCCCAGGTGAGCGTGGTTTCCTCGCATTTGCCGGTCGCCATCAGCTGCGCGATGGCGCGCCAGGCGGCGAGGTTGAAGTCGAGATCGGCCTGGTCCATGCGGCGGTCGGCGACGGCGAGGGGGCCGTTCCGCTCCCACGCCGCCAGCTCCCGCCGCGCGGCCTCGGCCTGCCATTCGAAGAGGAGGGGTGCCGCGGCGTCAGGCATCGGGGCCCTCCTGCGTGGGGGTGGCTGGCAGCGGCGAGTGCTTGGGCTTCGCAGCCTGCTTAGCCCTGATCTGCTCCACCTTCGTCCAGATGCGCGCTAGCTCGCGCTCGGCAGCTTCATCCTCGCCGATGCTGTGGGCATTGCAGAGCGCGGCGAGGGTGACGCGCACCCCGCCGACTTCCTGCTGAGGATCGCCCACGTGTCGGCCGAACACGTAATCGACCAGCTGGTGGGCTTCGCTGGCGGTGCAGCCGAGCGACTGGACTAGCTCCAGCGACTCCTCCAGGAAGCGGTGGTTGCGCTCCATGCCGTCGGCGCTGATCTCCGGGCCAAAGCACGCCAGCATCCACTCACCGACGCGCGCTTGGAACCGCCCACCCCCTTCCTGCCCAATTGCGGGCTTATCGGTGGCGAGGAGGGAGCGGAGCTTGGTAATGAGCGCGTCTGCTGCCGGGCCGGGATGTTTGACGAACTCGGCACACTCGGCGTGATATTGGGCCAGCGCATCCTTAACCGCTCGCCTCACCGCATCGCTGTTCACTCCCTCCGGCACGACCGGCGTGGGGGTGGTGGATAGGGCTTTCCGAACTATGTTTCGGACGACGTTCCGCAAAGGTTCGTCTATTTGCCCCTGCGCCTCCCTCAGCGCGGGCTCGCCAATGCCCTGCCTTGCGACTGCTGCCTCGGCTTTACTGCCGTCTGGATCGCTGCAATAGGAACAGTTGCAGCCGACCTCGTGGCCGCTTCGTTGGGCCATGAGCTTCTGCATGGGTGTTGGTTCACCCTCAATGCCCTGCCTTGCGCCCCCGTAGGCGTCGTCATGTTCCTCGGCGTCACCGGTGGCTTGAGGAACATCGGGCCAGCCCGGTTCTGTGACTGGCGTTAGGGTGGTGCTGCCCTGCCTTACGACGGGGGGAGGATTGGGGGTGGCAGGTGTTGAACGAGAGGCGGGCCAAAGGCTCACATCAACCGCGAAGCGCTCTGCTTCCTCGCCCTGGGTCTGCACGCGGCCTTTCCAAGTAAATCGGTCGTAGCCGTTCGCCTGCGCATATTCAGCGAGCAGGCGGGCCGCCACACTTTCACCACCAACCGGCACGCTTCTGGCGGCGAGGGCGGCGTCAGCAAGTTTGAGCGCCTGTTCCCAATCCGCGCTCTCCAAGATCAGGCTTTTGTCCATATCGGTGCGCCATGCCTGATTGCCGCCCATCCACACGTCCATGATCGCAGCAGCGGTCGTGGTGCGCTCGCTGTCGGAATAGGCTGGTGGTTCCGCCTGGCCGCGGTCGGAGAGGCGGGCGTGGGCTTCGCGGACAGCGCGGATTGCCATATCCCATTCGTTAGCTCGCTCTGCGGCAGGCCTTGTGCTTTCGGTGCAGGCGATCACCCGCTCCAGCACGGCCTTTAGCTCATCCCCGGTCGCGGCCCCGCCGCGGCCGGCTAGCCGCCGCACCATGTCGATCGAGGGGTCGGGGCCGGTCATGGCGCGGCCCTGGGCCAGCTTGCCTCGTCGGCGGGGTGGGCGCGTCCCTCGACAGGCTCGGCCCTTCGACTAGGCTCAGGACGGGGATGAGCGGTTCGAGGGGCGCCGTCGGCCAGCCAGGCGAGGCCGGGGAGGATCACCAGGGCGAGCAGGATAGCGGCCAGCGTCCATGCGGCGATCCACGCGCCCCTCTCGCCCCGCTCGTCCTGCATGGGCTGGATCGGGCCCCTTCGCCGCGGCTCGGGACAGGCCATGGGGAGCAGCTCCCCATGCACACGCTGCCGCGCGGCGGGCGACTGTCGGCCGATGAGGTGCGCGGGCGTGGTCAGCCGGCGGCTGTCCACCGGGGTGGAGCGGAAGGGGGGCACGTTCACGCTGCACCTCCTTCTTCGCTGCCGCCGATGGGCTCGCCGGCGGCCCGTGCGAGCAGCGCCGCCGCTGCCAGCGCGACGCTGGGCGTCACCCCCGAAGCCTCATAGTCCGGGCAGTCCGCCCGCTCCGGCTGATCTTCGCCGTTCGCGGTGACGCAGGCCCAGGGGCCGTCATCCTCGCCGCAATTCCCCACGGCCCAGGAGCAGTTCGCGGGAACCAGCCGTTTCGCAAAGTCGAGGTTGCGCGTGTATCGGCGCTCAGCCCTCGTCTCCGGGATCAGTTTCAGATCGCGTATCCTGCGGTCGATATAGTTGAGATGCGCGTCCAGCAGGTGGAGGGGCAATTCGCCCGCTGTCGTGCACATGCTTGCCAATTGCCGGAGCTCATCCCCGGCTGACGGAGCAGAGCCCGCGGCGGCGGGCGCGCCGGCAGACGTGCCCATCACGCCGCCATCCCCTGCCGGAGCTGATATTGCTTCAGCTCGGCGAGCAGGCGCTCGAGCGTGGCGGCGCGGGCGGCGCGGCTGGACAGCTCGTCGAAGCGCGCGCGCTGGCGTTTGGACAGGTTGCGCATGGGATCGAGCCCGCCCGAGGCGGCGGCCAGGCAGCGGGTGCACAGCTCGTCCAGCTCGCGCCTCTCCTCGGCGGTGAGCGGGGTGGGGTCGATCAGCTCGCCGAGGGCGACGCTGCGCGTGCCGCTGCTGCCGGGGACCAGTGGCAGGCTCACGGTTGCCTGTCGGTCGGCGCCAACAGCCAACCCGCCGACGGGAGCCAGGGCGATGATGCGCGCGAGATGGGTGGTGGCAGCTTTGTGGTCAGCGCCAACCGCCAACCCGCTGACGGGGTCGACCGGCAGCAGCGCGTAGCTGCCGACCTGGGGAAAGGGGGTGGGGGAAGAAAGCATTTGGGCCTCCGGTGTTGCGGAGGCCTAGTTACGCGGGGTGGAACTGCGCGTCAACCGATAAGTTTCACTCCGTGGAACCATCGCTCGTGTCGGCGCGATAACCCTCTTGATCCTCGCCAAACATCGCGTGGAGCACGCCGAGCGCCTTTTTCTGCTGGCGATCGTTCAAGGCTTGGATGAACGATTCAGCTTGGAGCACGCCCTTGAAGGGATTGCGCTCCAGCAGATCCCCAGGTTTGGGATCATCCTCGCCGGTCGCGAGCACTGCAGCGATAGCGTGCAGGAGATCGACGCTGAAGTTTTGCCCGCCATGCTCGATGCGGCTTATGCTGGCCTTGGTGGTTGGAATATTCACACCGTGCATCTCGGCATATTCGGCGAGCCGGTCCGCCAGCTCCACCGCAGTAAGCTGCTTGAACTTGCGCCACTGCGCTATGTAATTCCGCCGGGTGATGCCCATGGCGGGCATTGTCGCCAATGCCGCCGATCCATGAAATGCCGCCCCATGGAATTTGCCTCTTGCTGAACGGTTGCACCGCGTGTAACTCAGCATGTCATGACGCTCGATGAATATCTCAGCGCCCCCGGCGCTCCCACCGCCGCCGACTTCGGCGCCGCCTGCGATCCACCGCTGAGCGAGGCCTCGATATCGCGCATCCGCAAGGGGCGGCAGAACATCACCCGCGACACGATGCTGAGCATCATCGCCGCTTCGGGCGGGCAGGTGACGCTGGCGGGGCTGGTGCACACCGCGCCGGAAAGCGCGGCGGCATGAGCCACGACGCGCTGATTCGCGACCTGCTCACCGCCGGCTGGTCTGCGGCCGATGTGGCGCGCGGCTATGGCCTGTCGGAAGAGCAAGTGCATGCCAGCCTGGCTCGCACGGGCGCCGGCGGTGCGTCATCCGGTAACGGCTCCGACCTTACCGCGGTGCAGGCGACATGACGTCCTTCGTTCCTCCCCTGACCCGCCCAGGCTGCGCCATCTGTGTCGAGTGCGCCATCGTCAGCGGTGGATCCTCCACGCCAGCGCGAGCGCGGTATCGCTTCGACTGCACCTCCCCTGCCCGCTGCTTCCCGCCGCTCCAAAGTACCACTTTGGAGAGAGCCCCATGACCGCGCGCCGCGACATCGTGCTGGCCAAGCCGGAGCTTGAGCTGAAGGTCGCGACGCGCGCTTTGGTGCGGGCGGCGGGCGGGACCGACGGGGCGGGGGAGAGCATCCGCGATGCGGGGCTCGGCAAGAGCCGCCTCCAACAGCGCATGAGCGACTGCCAGAACCGCAACACGCCCGATTTCCTGCGCATCGACGAGGTCGGCGCGATCGAGGACGTGACTTCCGGCGAGGGCTGGCCGCACGTCACTCGTGCGCTGGCGCGGCGGCAGGGATTCGTGCTGGTGCCGGTCGCGCAGGACGAGTCCGACCCGGACGGGCTGCTGATGTCGGTCAGCGAGATCACCGCCGAGCTGGGCGACGTCGCCCAGGCGATCACGTCCGCGCTGCGCCACTGCTCCGAAGGCGGGCGCGACTGCACCCCGGCGGAGGCCGCCGGCGCGCTCGACCAGCTGCACGATCTGGAGCGCGGCGCGGCGCGGCTGCGCGTCAAGCTGCAGGCGCTGATCGAGAAGAAAAGTGGCTGATGGCCCGCCTTGCTGCAGCGGCGGTGTCGGACAGGCCCTCACCCGGCGCTGCGCGCCACCCTCTCCCGGTGACGGGAGAGGGGGAATCATGCCCGGTGCGCGCGGCGTCGGCGGCGGAGCTGCGGGCGTGGGCGGGGCGGGCGCGGCCGGGGGAGCGGTTCGTCTATTTCTCCGGGCCGGCGCTGGTGCAGGGGCCGGCGGCGCGGGCGGCGGCGGCGATGTATCGGGCTGGGCTGGTGGACCTGCCGCCGGCGCGGCGGACCGGCGATCGTGCCTCCTCCTGCTTCGAATGGTCGGTGGAGCGGATCGGGCCGCGCGGCGGGCGCGGGCGGCGCGCGCCGCTGGCGGTGCGCGACGCGGCGGCGGCGCGGATATTGGCGGTGCTGCGGCGCGCGGCGGGGGCGGGGCGGCCATGCCCGAGCGACACGCAGCTGGCGCGGATCGGCAGGCTCGCCACCCGCGACCAGGCGCAATGGCGCGTCCGCAAGCTGGAAGCCGAAGGGCGCATCCGCACCGAGATATGGCCGGGCCCGGACGGGCCGTGGCGGGTGGTGGAGATTGTGGCCAGCGGTCTGCGGACCGCTTTGCCGCGGCGTCCGGGGGACGGATCGGCCCAGCCGCAATGGAGCAATGGCAATCGGACGCGGGGGCCGAATCATGAGTAAGGCCCAGGCAGCGGCGGCCCCCGTCTCCCTTTCCGACGGCATTCGCCTCAGCAGCGGATTGATGTTCGATTATGACGATCCCGGCGCGTGCCCGGTGACGATCGAGGATATCGCGCAGGCGCTGAGCAATGTGTGCCGCTTCGCCGGGCACATCCCGCATTTCTATTCGGTCGCGCAGCATGCGTGGAACGTAAGCCGGATCGTGCCTGCCGAGCATGCGTTGACCGCCCTGCTGCACGACACGGCGGAGGCCTTCACCAACGACCTGCCGACGCCGCTCAAGGCGGCCGTGCCGGTGTTCCGGGAGCTGGATGAGCGGATCGAGCAGGCGATGGCGGCCCGGTTCGGCTTCGCCTTTCCGCTGCCGCCCGAGGTCCGCCTCGCCGACGCGCGCATGCTCAGGATCGAGAAGGAGGATCTGAAGGGCGACCGCAGCGAGTGGGAATGCCTCGCCGGCATCGACGTGCCGCTGGCGCTGCGGGCGCGGGTGTCGCTGAACGAATGGGCCCCCAGGGTGGCCCGCCACATGTTCCTCAGCCGCTTCCGCGAGCTGACCGGGTGGCCGGCGCGATGAGGGACGCGCGGATCGCTTCGTCGCGCGCGGTGGCCGTGTTCGACGCGCTGTGCGCCGCGGCGGCCGAGGGTGCGCCGTGCCCGACCAACCAGGAGATGGTGAACTGGGACGGGCATCCGTGCGAGGTGTCGCCGGTGATCGGGGCGCTCGAGCGGCGCGGCTTCGTGCGCGTCGAGCGGCGCGGCAACGTCCGGCGGGTGACGATCGCGGCCACCGGCGCGCGGACCGCATGGAGCGTGCGCGCCAATGGCGGCGCGTGGCGGGTGCACCGGGCCGATTCGGTGCGCGACCGCGAGGACGGGGTGCGGCTGACGGCGGCCGAGATCGCGGCGCGGCGGGTGGAGCGGGGGAGCTGCCCGCGCTGCGGCGTGCGCAGCGATGTGGCTTGCGGCCACCGCCCCGCGCCGTTCGGGCTGAGCAGCTCGGGGACGATGGGGCTGAGCTATGTCTGATGGTGCGGCCCAGGTGGAGCGGTCCCTCGACGGGCGTCCTTCGACCGAGCTCAGGACAAGCTCTTCGACTGCGCTCGACGCTGCTCGGCCCTTCGACGGCGCTCAGGACAGGGATGAGCGGGAGATCGTCCGCGCCGAGCGGGCGGCGGTGGCGGCCTATGCGGCGCGCCAGTGCGGGCAGATCGACGCGCTGATCGCCAGGGGCCGCGTCGGCGCCGAGGAAGGCGGCCTGCTCAAGGACCGCCTGCGCGCCTTCGCCGGCGACATCCGCGCGGGGCTGCACGTTCAGGAGGAAGAGCGTGGCTGAGCGGGTCCCCGAACATATTGCTCGCGATCTCTCCGCAAAGGCGGCGCGGGATTGCGGCGACCGGCTGCAGCAGACGCTTCAGTTGCTCGGCAACCCTAACGACCGCTTTCTTGTCAGCCTCAGCGCCACGGCCGCGCTGATCGGCGCCACTGTGGGCGCGATGCAGAAGTCCCAGCCGCAACGCACCGCCGACGATCACGCCGCCTTCCTGATGGACGCGCTTCTGAAGCCAATGGTGGCGGGCCTGCTGGCTGGCCACTCGCCGGAGCGGATCGTCGCCGACGCCTACGGGGAGGCTCGCCGTGGCTGAGAACTCACCGATCGAGTGGACCGACGACACCTGGAATCCTTTGCGCGGCTGCACGCGGGTGTCGCCGGGGTGCGGCGGGCCGGGCAATCAGGGCGGCTGCTATGCGGAGAAGATCGCCGCGCGCTTCTCCGATCCCGGCCAGGCCTATCACGGACTGGCGGTGCGCACGTCGAAGGGCGGGCGCTGGACCGGCAAGGTGGCGCTGGCCGAGCATCTGCTGACGCGCCCGCTCAAGTGGCGGCGGCCGCGCCGCATCTTCGTCAATTCGATGTCGGATCTGTTCCACGAGAGCGTGCCCGACGAATGGATCGACCGCGTGTTCGCAGTGATGGCGCTGGCACCGCAGCACGAATTCCAGGTGCTGACCAAGCGCGCGGCGCGGATGCGGCGGTATTTCGAGCGCTATGACGCCGCCCATGATGACAATTGCGCTGATTTCGTAGCGAACGCCGCACGCAAGGCGGGCGCTACCCTGATGATGTGCCGAGATGCGCGCGAGCGGGTGCTTGATGACTGGCCGCTCCCCAACGTCTGGCTCGGCGTGTCGGTCGAGGATCAGGGGCGCGCCGACGAGCGGATCCCGCATCTGCTGGCCACGCCGGCGGCGGTCCGCTTCCTTTCCTGCGAGCCGCTGCTGGGGCCGGTGGACCTGGGGCAGTGCCTTCCTGAGTTCGAACGCATCGGGTGGATCACCTATCTTGATCACCTCGACTGGGTCATTGCCGGCGGCGAGAGCGGCCCGGGCGCGCGGCCGATGCACCCGGACTGGGCGCGGAGCCTGCGCGACCAATGCGCCGCGGTGGGGGTGCCATTCTTTTTCAAGCAATGGGGGGAGTGGGGCCCGGTCGACAAAGGGATTGTCGGACACAAAGCCGAGCCGCGCACGGTTGATCTTCCGCTGGAGCGATGGGGCAAGAAAGCCGCCGGTCGCCTGCTGGATGGCGTCGTGCACGACGCAATGCCCGATCATCCTGAGCAGCCGCGCAGCGGGGTGTCGAAGGGCGGGGTGGAGCACAGCGCTTTCCCCTCCGCGCCCTCCGCTCCCGCTCATCCCGAGCCGCGTCGAGGGGCGCGTGAGACCACATGACGGTCCGCCTGCTGATCGGCGATTGCCTGGAGCGGATGCGCGAGCTGCCGGACGGCAGCGTGGATTCGTGCGTCACCGATCCACCCTACCATCTCACCAGCATCGTCAAGCGGTTCGGATCGCCCGACGCCGCGCCCGCCAAGGTCGGCAGGACCGGAGCCTATGCCCGCGCCTCGGCCGGCTTCATGGGTCAGCAATGGGACGGCGGCGATGTCGCCTTCCGTCCGGAGACATGGGCCGAAGTGCTGCGCGTGCTCAAGCCGGGTGGGCACATCGTCGCGTTCGGCGGCACCCGCACCTACCACCGCATGGCCTGCGCGATCGAGGATGCCGGGTTCGAGATACGCGATCAGCTCGCCTGGTGCTACGGCAGCGGCTTTCCCAAGTCGCTCGACGTTTCCAAGGCTATCGACAAGGCGGCGGGAGCCGAGCGGGAGGTTCTGCGCGCCGGCAAGCCGGTGAAGCGCATGATCCCCGGCGCCGACCAGAACAAGGCCGGGTGGGTGAAGGACAATGGGCGCGAGTTCGTGCCGACCGAGACCGCCCCGGCCACCGAAGCAGCCCGCCAATGGCAAGGCTGGGGCACCGCCCTGAAGCCCGCATGGGAGCCGATCTGCCTCGCCCGCAAGCCGCTGGTCGGCACGGTGGCGGCCAATGTGCAGGCGTTCGGGACGGGGGCGCTGAATATCGATGGGTGCCGGATTGAGGCCGAGGGAGAGACTATCGATCGAGGCGAATTGGATGCGTCCTACACCCCTTCGGCAGAGGGCTACACCCCACCCAATCGCAGCATGATGACGCACAAGCCGGCGGAGAGGAGCGGCCCCGCCAACAATCTAGGCCGCTGGCCCGCCAACATTATCCACGATGGTTCTGAGGAAGTGCTGGCGGGGTTTCCGCGCGAGGCGGGCGCGTTCGCGCCGGTGCGTGGCACCGAGCCGAGCAACGCCGTCACCAACGTCCATGGCGAGCGGGAGCGGGTGGCTACGCGCTTCCATGGCGACTCCGGCTCCGCCGCTCGCTTCTTCTACTGCGCCAAGGCCACTAGCGAGGAGCGCGGGGAGGGCAACAAGCATCCGACGGTCAAGCCGGTCGCCCTGATGCGCTGGCTGTGCCGGCTCATCACCCCGAAGGGCGGAACGGTCCTGGACCCGTTCTGCGGTTCGGGCTCGACCCTGATCGCGGCCGACGCCGAGCAGCTCCACGCGATTGGGTGCGAGCTGTCGCCCGAATATGCCGCCACCGCCGAGCGGCGGGTGCGCGCCGCCGCCGGCATGTTCGCGCAGGTGGAGGTGGCGGCGTGAGGGGGTCAGCGGCGGCGCACCACCATTTGACCGGTGACCGGGTCGCGGGCGATCGACCCGGTGCGCTTTGCGGCCTTCGGCGCCGCGGTCCCGGCAGTCATCGCCTCGTGCAGCCGCCGCTGGGCCTCGACACTGGCCTCCGCAGCCGCCGGAGCGCGGACCTCGCCGACGGCGGCGCGGCGGCACGCCTCGGCGATGAAGGCCGAGCGGGTGAGGCCGCGGTCGCGGGCGGCCGTGTCGATCAGGCCGAGCGTCCATTCGTCGAGCGACAGGTTGACGCGCAGCGTGCGCCCCCCGGCCACCATGGCGGGCAGCAGGATGGATGCCGCGGCCCCGCCGATATCCTCCTGCAGATCGGGATCGGCGATGATGTCGCCGGGATCGCGCGCGGCGGGCAGATCCATGCCGTTGTCGATCATGGCGGTGAGGTGCGCCGTCAGCACCTCGCGCGCCTCGGCCAGCGCCTCGCCGAGCGCGGGGCGGTCGGAGATTGCGGTGAAGCCGGGGACGTCGGGCACGGTGAAGCCCCAGCCGCCTTCGCTGTCGCGGTAGATCAGGGTGAGATAGTACATCGTCCTTGCCCTCCATGGCATGAAGCGGGGCAGCGCCCCTTGAGGTGGAGTGGGCGGGCTGCCTACCAGCCCGCCGCCTTGTGGATCGCCTTGCGCAGCCCCCTGGGAAGGTCCTTGCGCGGGTGGGGCACGGTGATCAGGTGGGGCACGCCTTCCTTCTTGAAGGTCCGGTGGCTGCCCTTTTGCGAGACCTGCTCCCAGCCGTCCCGCTCCAGCCGCCTGATGGTTTCCGCGCTCTCGATCACTTGCCGCTTCCCTGTTCCTTGCACACATAAATACACACTGACCGGATATGGGTCAAGCGTGAGTGCGCAAAATGATGTGTATTCTGCGCTAGCCGGGGCGGCTCGGCGGCTTGTCCTCCCCGGCGGACCTGCGGCGGGGCAGGCGGTCGAGCAGCGAAGCGCTCAGCCGAATGAGCGCGGCGGCGAGGTCGATAAGCGAGTCCATCATGCGTCTCCTGTCGAAGGCGCCAACCAGATAGCGCCTTTGCGCGCGGTGGCCAGCAAGGGGGCGGTGCGTAACTTTTCCCCGGCGCCGGTTTTACCGCCGTCAGCAGTGGCACATTGGCACGGGGCGCAAGCGAACGCCTTTGGGCGATGTTCAGGCTGCGAGGTGGCGGAATGAGGCGGCCGCCGAAGCCCTGGGCCGAGCCGTCGCTATGCTGCGCGTGCCGTTGTTCGGTGCCGCGGTGGCAAAGGTTGTGCGACCTGTGCTGGCGGCTGCTGCCGGCGGCGCGGCGGGCGGAGATACGCGACGCGCGCGAGCGGGAGGCGTGGCATCTGGTGGCCGAGCGGGTGCGCGCCGCCGCCGACTGGCTGCGCCGCCACGGCCCCGCCGCCCAGGCGGCGCGGGTGTGTGGGGAGCGCGAGCACGAGGTCTCCGGGGGAGAGCTCGCGCACAGCGCTGCTGAAGGCTGGGGGGCGGAATGAGCGATCTCCTCTTCGACGATCTGCCGACGTATCAGCTGCCATTGCCGCAGGACGAGCTCCTGCTCCTAGGGATCGTGCCGGAGCCCGGTTACGAGGTGGAGATTGACCAGGGGCAGCACGCTGCTGCGCGGCGGCTTGCTGGCCGAGGGCTGATCACGATCAGCCGGCAGAAAATGGACCCGGTTGCGACGTGGCCCACGTGGTTCATCTCGCGCGTCGCCCCACCGCTCCAAAGTACCACTTTGGAGCGATAAGTGATTCCTCCCTCCTTCCTCGACGAGCTGCGGGCGCGGACCAGCCTTTCGGGGCTGATCGGGCGGAGCGTGAAGCTCGTCAAAGCCGGGCGCGAGCATAAGGGGTGCTGCCCGTTCCACAGCGAGAAGACGCCGAGCTTCACCGTCAATGACGAGAAGGGCTTCTGGCACTGCTTCGGCTGCCAGGCGCATGGCGACGCGCTGCGCTGGCTGACCGATGCACAGGGGATGGGATTCCTCGACGCGGTGCGGCAGCTGGCCGATGCGGCGGGGATGGAGGTGCCGGCGCCCTCGCCCGAGGCACAGCGGCGCGAGGCGGTGCGCGCGGGCGCGGCCGAGATGCTGGAGCGGGCGGCGCGCTGGTATGCGGCCCAGCTGCGCGCCGTGCCCAGGGCAAGGGCCGCGCTGGCGGAGCGCGGGCTGGGCGAAGCGGCGATCGAGCGGTTCGGGCTCGGCTATGCGCCGCCCAAGGCGAGTGTGGTGAGCGCTTTCGCCGGCGGGTTGGCTGTTGGCGCCGGCCACCATGGAGCCGTCCCGCCGGAGCAGCTGGAGGCCGCCGGGCTGCTGATCAGGGATGAGCGCAGCGGGCTGTGGCGGGACCGCTTCGCCAGGCGCTTCATGATCCCGATTCACGATGGGCGCGGACGTGTGGCGGGGTTTGCGGGGCGGGACCTGAGTGTTGGCGGAGAAGCGGCGGACCCACCTAGCCAGCCTGCCGCCGCCTCGCCGCAGGCCAATCCGCGCCCCAAATATATCAACAGCCCGGAAAGCGAGCATTTCCGCAAGGGGGAGCTGCTGTTCAACCTCCACCGGGCGGCGCCGGCCGCGCGGGCGGCGCGGCGGCTGGTGATCGTGGAGGGGCAGTTCGACGCGATCGCGCTCGACTTGGCCGGGATCGGTGAGGCGGTGGCGCCGATGGGGACGGCGCTGACGGAAAAGCAGCTGGAGCGGGCGTGGCGGGTGGCGCATTGCCCGGTGCTGCTGCTCGACGGCGACAAGGCAGGGCGGGCGGCGGCGCTGAAGGCGGCGGAGCGCGCGCTGCCGATGGTGGGGCCGGGGCGCAGCCTCGCCGTGGCCGAGCTGCCGGAAGGCGAGGATCCCGATAGCTTCGTGCGTGCACAGGGCCGCGAGGCGGTCGAGGCGGTGATCGCCGCCGCGCGGCCGCTGAGCGAATGGCTGTTCGATAGTCTAGCGGAGCAGGCGGCGTGACAGTCGCCGCCCAGCTCTTCTTCGACAGCTCGATATGGATTCCGATCCGCGACGGCGATGCGCATGCTTGTTCAATGTACGAGCGGCATTACTCGGCCGCCAGAAGCTTGGTGCTGCGCCGCGCCCGTGGGACTCAGCTTATAGCCGGGCCAGGCTTTAAGATGGTACTGACCACGCCATGCCGCAGAGGACTGTTTGTCTGGCGAAAATTCATCAGCGGCGATGACCAGCGGGGCATTAATTGCGCCATTTTCAGGAACGAAGGCGCCGGTCTGTCGAGTTGGCTGATCCGGGAAGCCGACGCGCTTGCTGACACCCGTTGGCCAGGGGAGCGGCACTACACATACGTCGATCCCAGGAAGGTCCGCAGCGGAAATCCCGGCTTCTGCTTCAAGCAGGCCGGTTGGCGGCTCGTCCGAGACGAACGTGGGCGGCCTCGCCTGACGAAGCATCGACGGTTGTTGATCCTGGAGCGGGCTCCATGACGCCGGAGGCGATCTCCAGCCTGTGGGCTCGCCTCGAGGCCCTCGCCGGCTCCATCCGCGACGGGGAGACGCGGACGCAATATCTCGCCGCGTGGCGCGCGCGCTACGACGCCGCATTTCCGTCCGCGGACCCTGACGACCCGATCCTTCCGAATGGGATGGAACCGGAAGATGCGACGAAGCGGGAGCAGGCGCTGCTGGCATTCTTGGCGGAGCGGTGGTGGCTGGATGTCGTGCCGGCCCTGGCGGGGATGGAGACGGGGCGACTGAAGGCCGTGGCGGTCGCCGCGGGGCGGCGCGTAGCGGCGGGGATGCTGGCGCGGGAGCGCGTCGACGCGGAGGTTTCAGCGGCCCTTCGAGACGCGCCTTTCCCCGGATCAAGTCCGGGGTCAGTCGCTCCTCAGGGTGAGCGGGGAATCTGGGACCAAGCGTTTCGGGTGGGGCTGAAGCAGCCGTTCAAGGGGAAGGGGCAGCTGCTCGCCATGCGCTGCGCGCGGATGCCGATGACGGGCTTCGGGCTGGCGGAGCGGTTCCGGGCGCGGCGGGGGCACGATTTCCTCTACACGACGGCCAAGGGCTGGCTGGGCTGGGACGGGCGGCGGTGGCGGGTGCTCGACCAGGAGCAGAACAGCCTGCCGGCCGAGGTCAAGGCGGCGATCTTCGCCACCATCCGCGACGTCCAGGACGAAGCGCGGCTGGTGCGCCAGACCGGGGTGCCGCCGCAATCGGTGAGCAAGAAGACGCTCGCCGAATATGAGAAGCTCGGCAAGCCGGTGAACCCCGACGGCCTCAACTGGGGCGGCGAGCAGGCGGTCGCGCTGGAAGGCTGGGGCCGGGTCATGGAATCCAATGGCCAGCTGGCTTCCACCGCCAGCGTGGCGATGCAGTGGCTGACCCGCCCGATCGAGGATTTCGACCGCGAGCCGATGGCGATTTGCGTCATGAACGGCGTCCTGCGCCCCGAGCGGCGCCCTGACCCCGGATCGGGTCCGGGGCAGGCTCGCTGGGGCATGGTGCTGCACCCGCACCGGCGCGAGGACTTGAATACGCGCCTGGCGCCGGTGGCCTACGATCCGGAGGCGCGGGCGGAGAAGTTCGACGCGGTGATCCGCTGGGCACAGCCGGAGCGGGCGCGGCGGCGCTATGTGCGGCAGTGGCTCGGATACAACCTCACCGGCCATACAGGAGCGCAGATCCTGCATTTCTGGCACGGCACCGGGGCCAATGGAAAATCGACGGTGATCGACGCCTGCGCCTCGGCGATCGGCGATTATGCGGGCACGATCCTGATCGAGGCGCTGCTGGACCAGTCGGTCAAGAAATCGGGCGACGCGGCGACGCCCGCTTTGGCCCGGCTCAGCGGGGTGCGGCTGCTGCGCACCAGCGAGCCGGAGGAGAATAGCAAGCTGAACGAGGCGCTGATCAAGCTGGTGACCGGGCAGGAGCCGTTCCCGGCGCGGGCGCTGCACAAGGGTTTCTTCGACCTCACCCCCGACTTCAAGCTGACCATCGGCGGCAATCACGAGCTCAGGATCAAGGGGCTCGACCACGGCATCTGGCGGCGGCTGAAGCAGGTGCCGTGGGAGAGCCGGATCGAGGATGCCGACAAGGACGAATTGCTGCCCGAGAAGCTGCGCGCCGAGCTGCCGGGAATCTTCGCCTGGATGGTGCGCGGCATGCTGGACTGGCTGGAACATGGCTTCGTCGAGCCGGAATCGGTGACCGCCGCCACCGCTGCGTGGCGGGACGACAGCGACCCGGTCGGGCGGTTCCTGCGCGACTGCACCGAGCCGGACCAGGCCAGCCGGGTGCAGTCGTCGCACCTCCATGCGCTGTTCGTGGCGTGGGCGCGGGTGGCCGACGAATATGAAATGAAGAACAAGTCATTCTCGCAGAAGCTGAAGAGCCACGGTTACAAGATCAAGTCGAGCAATGGTAATCATGTGCTGGGGCTCAAGACTACGCGAAGTGTCGACGATTTCGTGGATGCGGAGGGGAAGCCGCGGCGGCTGGAGCCGGATGCGGAGGCGCCGGCAGAAGCGGTGGATGCGGGTGGCGCGGACTGGCCGCCGGCGGGGGATGCCTATGACGAGGTTTGAGCGGCGAATGCTTCCGGATGGAGGGTTGGCGGGATGATTGGTGGAAAGGAAAAAGGGCGGTTTCCCGCGCCTTTGGGATGTTCGGAGGGTTGCGCGCCGCTTTCCCCCTCACGTGCGTGCGCGAATGCGGGCGCGCGGGCGCGGCATGGCCGGATCATCATTCCAATCCATCCGATCATTCCGGATAGATATAGAAAAGGGTTTTAGGACAATGGCTTGCCGGGTTGCTGAGCGCGTCTTCGATCCTTCCCGCGGCGGAAGCATCGGGGATGGACGGAAGGATGATGGTTTCTGGACCTTCGCCGATGTCGAGGCGCGGCTGATCGGGGCGGTGGAGCTGTGGCGGCGCTCGCCTGGCGGGGGCAGGTCGCCGTTCGCCGGGGACGCGCCGTGGGAGCTGGCGTTCCGCGACGCGCCGGGGCCGGGCAGCGCCTATTCGTGGGACGTGATCAAGGAAGAGGCGGAGGCCGCGGCGCGGCGCCGGGTGCCGCTGAGCCGCGCCGAAGTGGCCGAGCGGGACGCGGCGAGCGCGCTGATCCTGCTGGCGCCGGAGCGGGACCGGCGGCTGGTGGTGGTGACGGTGGCGGCCAAGGCGAGCGGGCGTCGGGTGCGGTGGTCGGAGATCAGGCGGGCGCTGGGGCCGCAGGGCCGTCCAGGTGGAACGGGGCTGCGCGGGCTCGGCATGCGGTATAGCCGAGCGGTGACGGCGATCGCGCGGGCGCTGAACGGGGCGCTCTGAACGGGATGGGGCGGTGAGCTTGTCCACAGAAAAGTGCAGACGCATTGCTAAGGCCGAATGGAAGTGCGTTTCGCGTGCGTTTGGCGAAAATAGTTTGAGGGGAAAGGCGAGCGGCGGCAATGGCTTAGGCGGCGGCGGGGCGTGTCAAGGTGCTTGGAGTAAATTTAGGGTGTGCGCCAAGCACCTCCGGCCGGGGTATATCTCGATATGCTGAGGCGGCGCGTACGCCAGTCGATGGACCGTGAGGAGCTTCCTGATGCGCATCACCCTCTCCTGATGAAGGCGGCGCCGGGCTCCTCGCGGGGTTCGGCGCCGCTGCTTTGAAGGGGTGAGGCGATGGGCCGGCTGACGGCGATGCCGGGGCGGATCGGGGCGATGGCTCCCAAGGTGCGCGCGGCGCCGAAGGTGGCGGAGAGCTTCTACCAGAGCAGGGAGTGGCGGGCGCTGGTCGCGCGGGTGAAGCTGGAGCGCGGGGCGTTCTGCCAGCGGTGCGGGTCCGGCGGGCGGTTGATCGCGGACCATGTGGTGGAGCGCAAGGACGGCGGGGCCGAGCTGGACCCGGGCAATATCGAGCTGCTGTGCGCTGCCAAGTGCCACCCGGCCAAGACGGCGAGGGCGCGGGCGGAGCGGGCGCGCGGGGAGCGGTGAGGCAGCCCCCCCGGGGGGGTGAAAAGTTCGCAGGGGTGGCGGCTCCGAGACCGCTGTCCCCCTCATTCGGAGATTTTTTTCGTGGGTGACGTGTTTTTGCCGGGGGTGGTGGACCTGCTGGGGCATCCGGTGCCGGCGTCGCGGGGGAAGAAGGGGCGGCCGCCGCATGTGCCGACCCCGGAATTCCGCCGTTTCGTGGAGCTGGGGCTGGCGTGCGGCCATGAGGAATCCGAGATCGCGGCGGCGATGCGGATCACCGAGCGGACGCTGAAGCGGCATTATTTTCACGAGCTGCAGGTCAAGCGCGCGGCGCGCCTGCGGCTCGACATCAAGAACATGGCGGCGATCGTCGCCAAGGTGGAGGCCGGCGAGGTCAGCGCGATGGCGCTGCTCGAGAAGAAGCTGGAGCGCCTGCGCCAGGCCGAGCTGCAGCGCGGCAAGGCTCCGGCCGCAGAGAAGCCGAAGAAGCTGGGTAAGAAGGAACAGGCGCTGGTCGAGGCGCACCGCGCGGGACGTGAAAGCGAATGGGAGGGCCTCCTCAACTAGATCCCTGGTCGTTCGCCCAGCCTGACTGGTGGCAGCGGCTGAAGGACGGGCGGCCCTTGGTGCCGGACCTGCCGCTCGACGAGGTGGCGGTCGCCAAGCATATCGGCATCTTCAACAAGCTGAGGCTACCCGACGTGGCGGGCAAGCCGCCGCTGCGGGATGCGGCTGGCGACTGGTATCGGCTCAACGTGCTGGCGCCGGTGTTCGGATCGGTCGACGCGAGCGGGCTGCGGCACGTCCGCAACGTCTTGGTGCTGGTGCCGAAGAAGAATTCGAAGACGACCAATGCCGGCGGCACGATGGTGACGGCGGTGCTGGGGGACAAGGAGCCGCTGCAGCGTTATTCGCTGTTGGGGCCCACGCAGAGCATCGCCGATCGCGGCTATGCGCAGGCGGCGGGGATGATCCGCGCCGACGAAGTGCTGTCGGCGCGCTTCCACATTGCCGACCACCGCAAGCTGATCACCGACCGGGTGACGGAATCGACGCTGCGGGTGCAGACGTTCGACGAGAGCGTGGCGACCGGCGAGATCCCGAAGGGGGTGCTCGTCGACGAGGTGCACATCCTTGGCAAGGTGAATTACGCGGCCCGGGTGCTTGGGCAGCTCGAAGGCGGGATGCTCGCGCGGCCAGGCGCGTTCATCCTGAAGATCACGACGCAGTCGGACCAGCCGCCGGCAGGCGTGTTCAAAGCCGAGCTGCGGCTGGCGCGCGACATTCGCGATGGCCGAGTCACCGGCGCAGCTGCTGGGCTGCTGCCGGTGCTGTATGAATTCGATGAAGCATTCCAGCGTTCCGGCGCCTGGCGCGACCCGAAAATTTGGCATTGGGTGCTGCCGAACCTCGGCCGCTCGTTACGCCTCGACATGCTCGAAGATGACTTCGCCAAGGCACAGGCGAAGGGCGAGGAGGAGGTGCGACGCTGGGCGTCGCAGCATCTCAACGTCGAGATCGGGCTGGGGCTGCACGCGCAGCGCTGGCGCGGGGCGGATTGGTGGGAGGCGGCGGGGGCGCCGGAGCTTTGCGGCGACCTGGACGAGATGCTGGCGCGGTGCGAGGTCGCGGTGGCGGGGGTCGACGGGGGCGGGCTGGACGATCTGTTCGGGCTGTGCGTGGCGGGCCGCGAGCGCGACACGCGCCGCTGGCTGTTGTGGTTCAAAGCCTGGGTGCACCGCAGCGTGCTGGAGCTGCGCAAGGAGATCGCGCCGGCGCTGACCGACTTCGCGGCCGACGGCGACCTGATAATCTGCGACGATCCGATGCAGGACGTGCGCGAGGTGGCGGCGCTGCTGGGCCGGGTCGCGGCCAAGGGGCTGTTCCCCGAGAAGAGCGCGATCGGGCTCGACCCGCAGGGAGTGGGCATCCTGGTCGACGCGCTGGCCGAGCTGGGGCTGACGTTCCCGCAGGTGGTGGCGGTCGGGCAGGGTTACCGGCTGAGCTCGGCGGTGTGGAGCATGGAGAAGTTCCTGGCCGCCGGAAATCTGAAGCATTCGGGATCGAGGATGATGGCCTGGTGCGTCGGGAACGCGAAGGCCGAGCAGAGAGGCAATGCGGTGCTGATCACCAAGGAAGCCGCCGGCAAGGCGAAGATCGACCCGCTGGTGGCCGGCTTCAACGCAGCCAAGGGGCTGGAGCTGAACCCGGAGGCGGCGGGGGACGGACGGTCGGTTTACGAAACGCGCGGCCTGGTGCGGGTCTGACGAGCAGCTGATGGGTCTGATCGACAGCCTGCGGAGCTGGGCCACAGGCTCGGCGCCTCCCGCTCCTGCGCCGGTGGTCCGGCAGAGCATCGGGCGCGGCATCATCAAGGCGTTCGACGCCACCGGTCTGGACGATCCGGCGCTCGGGGAATTCCTGACCGATGGTAGGAAGACTGCCGCTGGAGTTGCCCCGACGGGACGGAGGGCCTTGCGGAACAGCACGTTCTACCGCGGGTGCTTCCTGATCGCCGGTTCGATCGGGATGCTGCCGCTGCATCTGATCCGGCGCAAGCCGGACGGCACGACGGAGAAGGCCAAGAACCATCCCCTGTTCAAGGTGCTGCACCGGCGGCCGAACAGCTACCAGACGGCGATCGAGTTCAAGAGCTACATGCAGCTGGTCGCATTGCTCGACGGCAACGCATACGCGCTGGTGATCCGGCAGGGTCGGGATGTCCGGGAATTGATCCCGCTGCCGCGCAGGTCGGTGAAGCCGAAGCTGTCGGACAGCTTCAGCCTGACCTTTGAATATTGCCGCCCCACGGGGGGAACGGTGACGCTGCAGCAGCGGGAAGTCTTCTGCTTCCGATCGCCGATGTCGCTAGACGGGCTGAGCGGCATGGGCCTGCTGGAGGTCGCCGCGGAAAGCCTCGGCCTGGCGATGGTTGCACAGCGTGCGGCGGGCAGGCTGGTCTCGAAAGGGATGATGGCGGGCGGCGCGCTGGAGAGCGACAAGACGCTGGGTGCCGAAGCGATCGAGAATCTGAAGGCCAGCATGGCCGAGAATTACACCGGCCCCGACGCCGCCGGCGATTGGATGGTGCTGGAGGAGGGGCTGAAGGCCAAGCCGTTCGCCGGATCCGCCAAGGATGCCCAGCTGGCCGAGATGCGTAAGCATGAGGCAGAAGAGGGGGCCCGTTTTACCGGAGTGCCCCGGCCTCTGCTGATGTTCGACGAGACGAGCTGGGGCACGGGAATCGAGCAGCTGGGGCTGTTCTTCGTCACCTACTGCCTGCTCATGTGGTTCGTGGTGTGGGAGGAGGCGGTGTGGCGGCTGCTGGACGAGCGCGACCAGGAGAGCCCCGACGGCACGATGCTGTACGCCAAGTTCAACGAGCGGGCGCTGCTGCGCGGCTCGATGAAGGACCAAGCGGACTTCATGTCCAAGGCTCTGGGCGCGGGTGGAGGCTTCGGCTGGCAGACGCAGAATGAGGCGCGCGAGGCCTTCGACATGAACGCCAAGGACGGTGGCGACGACTTGCCGCGTCCGGGCACGACGGCGGCGACGATATTGGAGGAAGAAGATGCGACAGCTTAGCGGTTTGCTCGGCGTCATCGCTGGCGCGCGCCCGCCGGAGATTGCGGAGGTTCCTCATTCGAGCGAGTGGCAGTTCGAGACGAAGGCCCTAGCGGCGGAATTCCGGCATTTCGAAGTGACGGCGCTTGCATCGGACATGCCGACCATCTCCATCTTCGACTATATCGGCGACGACGGCGAGGGCGGCGGCGTATCTTCCAAGCGGATCGCGACGGCGCTGCGGTCGATCGGCGAGAAGCCGATCAAGGTCGAGATCAACTCCCCCGGCGGCAATTATTTCGAGGGGGTGTCGATCTACAATCTGCTGCGGCGTCACCCCGCGGCAGTCAACGTCGAGATACTCGGCATCGCGGCCTCGGCGGCCTCGGTTATCGCCATGGCCGGTGACGAGATCGCGATCGCGCACAATGCCGAGATCATGATCCACGAGGCCCAGGGGCTGTTTATGGGAACGAAGACCGACATGAAGGAGGCGTACCAGACGCTCGAGCATATCGATGGCGCGATGTGCGAGACCTACGCCGCGCGGTCTGGCCGCGAAGCAGACGAGTTCGCCCGCATGATGGCCGGCAAGGATGTGTTCTTCCGGGGGCAGGAGGCGATCGACGCCGGACTGGCCGACGTGCTGATGGAGCGCGAGGCCAAGATGCCGGTCTATGCCGAGTGCGAAGAATTCCCCTCCGACCAGGCCAGCCTGGACCGCTTTCTCGCGAAGCAGAAGATGCCGCGCTCGGCGCGGCGGGAGCTGTATCGCGCGATCAAGCCCGACACGCCGCGCGCTGACGGGCCCGCCACGCCGAACGCTGGCCCCACCCCGGAAGCGCTCAAGAGCGCCTTCGACATCCTCACTTCCTAAACAGGAAACCCGATCATGAAGATGACCAACGTGCGCGGCACCGCCGCGGCGGGCCGGGGGCTGATTGCCGTTCGCGCGGAAGCCCAGCCCACGCCTCCCGTTACCCTCGAGGCGCTCGGCGCCGCTTGGGAGCAGTTCAAAGCGGCCCACACCGCTCAGTTGGCTGGCAAGGCCGATGTTGTGGCCGTCGAGAAGGTGGAGCGGATCGATGCCGAGCTGACCCGCCTCCAGGCGGTGATCGACGAGCAGGGCCGGCAGATTGCCGCAGCGAAGCTCAACGGCAGCGACAAGCCGCAGCCCCGCGACCCTGAATATACGCAGCAGTTCGAGGCGTACATGAAGCGCGATGTCACCTCCCCGAAGATGGAGGAGCTGCGTGCCGCTGCCACCAAGACGGACAGCGAGGGCGGCTATCTCGCGCCGGTCGAGTGGGATCGCACGATCACCGGGGCGCAGAAGCTCATCTCGCCGATGCGCCAGAACGCAAGCGTCCAGGTCATCAGCGGCGCCGGCTTCTCCAAGCTTTTCTCCGACCGCAACGTCGGGTCCGGCTGGGTCGGCGAAACGGCTGCGCGCCCGGCGACCACGACCCCGGGGCTCACCTCCCTGGCGTTCCCGCTGGGCGAGCTCTACGCCAACCCCGCCGCGAGCCAGGGCCTGATCGACGACGCGGAGGTGGACATCGAACGCTGGCTCGCCGACGAGGTGAGCGTTGAGTTCGACCGGCAGGAAGGCATCGCCTTCCTCTCCGGCAACGGGGTCAACAAACCGCATGGCGTGCTGACCTACGTCACTGGCGAGGCCAATGCTTCCCGGCATCCGTTCGGCGCGATCGAGCAGGTATATTCCGGCTCCGCCACCGGCGTGCAGGGCGATGCGCTCATCGACCTGCAAACCGGCCTTCCGGGTGCCTACGCGGCCAATGCCAAGTTCTATATGAATCGCGGTGCGGTCGGCGCCTTCCGTAAGCTGAAGGATGCCAACGGCAATTACCTGTGGCAGCCGAGCCTGGCGCAGGGCGTGCCGTCGACGCTCGCAGGTGAACCGGTCGTCGATATGCCGGGTATGCCGAACGTCGGCGCCGGCAACATCGCAGCGCTCTACGGCGACATGCGAGAGACCTATCAGGTCGTCGATCGCATCGGCGTCCGCGTTCTGCGGGATCCGTACACCAACAAGCCGTTCGTGCATTTTTACACGACCAAGCGCGTGGGTGGTGGGGTGAAGAACACCGAGCCGATGCGCGCGCTCCGGATCGGGGTCGCTCCGTAACTAGCGAGTATCATTACATCTGATGGGGAGGGCTGCCCCCGCGGCGGCCCTCTCTTTTCTATCGAGAAGGGGCGTCGCGGCGCTCTTTCTTCATGGAAAGGAGCAACACCATGATGACCAAAAGCACGGGTTCTGCCGCGACGAGCGGCGCGAAGGCGACCAAGGATTCCAGCGGAGGCACGAGCGCCGATACCAGCGGCGTGGCGCTGTCGGACCGCCCGGGTACGGCCGACACCGCCGGCCTCAGCGAGGACAAGCTGAAGGCGGCGGCGGGGACCGACATGGAAGGCTCCGGCGCCTTCGTCGAGCCGACGATCAAGGAGCGGATCGACGTCGATCATCCGGCGGTCGACAACACTCCCCGCGCGGGGCAGCCGGCGGACGCGAACCGCATCGACTTCAACGAGCCGTCGAAGCCGTCGGACCAGGCGGTGGCCGACAATTTGAAGGCGCAGCAGGGCTAAGCCCCGCTGCCCGAAGTGGAGAGCTCTGGCGTGACGGTGAGATATCAAATTCGCACCGTCACGCCGCTCGCCCAGGTGCCGCTGGTGTTCGATGTGGCGGAAGCGAAGCGGCATTTGAATGTCGATCATGGGGATGACGACGCGCTGATCGAGGGGTTCGTCCGGTCGGCGCAGGCGGCGGTGGAGAAGTTTACCGGGCAGGTGCTGACGGCGCGGACGCTGCGGTGGAGCGCGGCGGCGTGGCCGGCGCTGCCGGCGCCGATCCGGCTGTGGCGCGAGCCGGTGACGGCGATCGTGGCGGTCGAGCATGTCGGCGCCGACGGGGCGATGGTGGTGCTGGACGAGGCCGCGTGGCGGTGGAGCGAGGCGGACGGGGACGCGCTGCTGCCGGCGATCGGCAGCGACTGGCCCAGCCTGGCGCATGGCCTGGGCGCGGCGGCGGTGCGGGTGACGTTCGCGGCGGGATATGAGGACGGGCTGTGCCCGCCGGATCTGAGCGCGGCGGTGAAGCTGACGGTCGGATGGATGTACGCCAACCGAGAGGGCGGCGGCGAGGAGGCGATGCCGCCGGGGGCGATCGGGCTGTGCCGGCCTTACCGGCGGATGGTGCTTTGATGCGCCCTCGCCTTTGGCCAACCAGGTCAACCCCTGCGGCGCGGGCGGAGAGGGATTGATGCCCATCCCCGCAGGCATGCTGACCCACAAGGTGCGGTTCGAACGGCGCGCGAGCGGCGAGGATGAGCACGGGCAGGAAATCGACGATTGGGAAATCGTCGCGACGGTGCGGGCGTGGCCGATCTGGGGCACGGGGCAGGAGCGGCGCGAAGCGGCGCAGGCGAGCGCCTCCATGCCGGCGACCTTCCGGGTGCGGGAGAGCAGCGACACGCGCTGGCTGGGGCCCGGCGCCCGAATGCGCTGCGACCCGGCGCGGCCGGTGCCCGACGATTGGGCGACGGCGCCCGCATGGGACATAAGGTCCGTGACGCGGCCCGAGGCCGGCGTGCTGGACGTGGCGGCGGTGAGGCAGGTCCAGTGAAAATGGGGCTGAGGCTCAAGGGCGGAACGGAAGTGGTCGCGTCGCTGAAGCGGCAGGAGCGGGTCGCACGGCCGGCGGTGGTCATGCCTGCGTTGTTCCTCGGCGGCGGAGTTATCGCAGATGAGGCGAGAATGCGGGCGCCGCGGCGAACGGGCAATCTGGCCGCCAGCATCGTCGTGACGACCAAGCTCAAGTTCAAGACCGACCAGCGCAACGAGAGCCCAGAGGAGATGCGGGTCTACATCGGGCCCGCAGTCGGCCGCTCAGCGGGGGCGGATGGCTTTTACGGCCACATGGTGGAGTTCGGAACGATTCACATGGCCGCCCAGCCGTTCCTGCGGCCCGCCTTCGATGCCGCAGGCAACCGGGCAATGGGCTTGGTGGCCAAGGCGGTGGCTGGCGAGATCAAGAAACAGGGGCGCTGACGCATGGACCTGATCGGGGCGGTGCGGGCGCGGCTGCGCGCGGACGCGGCCGTAACGGCGATCGTCACCGCCGAGACGGGGCGGATTGCAGTGGTGACGCGGCCGCAGGCGGGCAAGCTGCCGGCGATCACGCTGCAGACGATCAGCCAACCGCGCGCCGAGACGATGAAGGGGCTGGAGACGCTGCGGTTCGCGCGGGTCCAGGTCGATTGCTGGGCGACCAGCTCGGTGGAGGCGTCGCGGCTCGCCGACGCGGCGGTGGCGGCGCTGCAGCCGCGCGCCGCGGCGGAGGGATGGTCGTTCCTGCCCGCCTCGGTGGAGGGGCCGCGGGACCTTGGTGAGGAAGTGGCGGGGCTCGGCTTCGTCCACCGCAAGAGCATCGATTTCAGGATCCGGGCACGGCCCGTTGCTTAGAGGAGAAGACCAATGGCCGACGAAGTTGTAACCGGGCACGGCTCGGAATTCTGGCTCGCCAATGCCGCCGGCACCCTGGTGCAGCTGGCCGAGCTCACGGAGGTACCGCTGCCGGCAGGGGCGGCGGACCTGTACGAGACCAGCCATCTGAAAACGCAAGGGTTCAAGACCTTCAAGACGGCGCGACTCGCCGACGGCGAGGAGGCCGATCTGGTCGGGAACTATATCCCGGGCTCGCCCACCGACGCCCTGATCCGGGAAGCCAAGGAATCGGGCGAGGCTCGCGAGTTCCGGATCGTGATCGACGTCGACGACGATGGCACGACCCGGCGTGAGTTCACCGGTGAAGTGCTGGTCCGCAATTACGTGCGCTCCAACCCCGCCGATGACCGTCGGACCTTCACCGCGACGGTGAAGTGGAGCGGCCCGATCACCGAGGCGGAGGTAGCCTGATGGCTGCGGATCCTGAGGGAGTCGTCCGCTTCAGGGCGGGCGACACCGAATATAAGCTGCATTTCGGTTTCCGCGCGCAGAAGGAAACCGAGATCAAGTTCGACAAGCCCTTCATGCAGGCGATCCAGGAGGTGCTGCCGGCGGTCGATCCGGCGGATGCCGACAACGAGGGGAAGGCGCGCGCGGAGTTCGAGAAGATCAGCTTCGGCGATCTCGGCGCGCTGTTCGGTTTCGGGCTGCTCAAGCATCATGGTGAAGTCGACGACCAGGAGACGGAGGAGATTTTCGACGAGGTCGGCACGATCGGTGCGGTGGGGCTGCTGATGCGCTCGATCCAGGCGGCGATGACCAAGGGCGCGGATCGCAAGGCGCTTGAGGGGGCCGGCGGGCGCGCACCCGCGGGCCCTCCGCGAAGCCGGAAAAGGTAGACTGGTTCGAGCTCATTGAGCTGTGGACCATGGCCGGTCAGTCGATCGGCACCTTTTGGGAGCAGACGCCGGCGACGTTCGACGCGGTGATGCGGGGCCATGCCCGGCGCGAGCGGGCGGCGGTGGACACGGCCAGCTACCAGGCCTGGCAGACGGCGCGGCTGGGCCATTGGGACCCGGCCAAATTCCCCAGGCTGGAGAAGCTGCTGAGCCGCCCCGAGCGGGCGGAGCGGCGGCGGATGACGGGCCGCGAGATGTACGAAGCGATGAAGGCCCACATGGCCCGGCAGGGGCGGCGCTAGCGAATGGGGGGTCGGTTGTACTTGGCGTTGAAGTCGGCGTCTGACATGGACAGGTAGATGATGCCTTCAACGAAGGCGACAATCGCGGGGATGAAGGTCCAACAGAAGAGAAGGTAGAGTATTCCGAGACCTGTCTGCCCCAAGTAGAATTTGTGTACGCCGATTCCCCCGAGCAGTAGCGCCAATATCCCGGCGGTCGTTTTCGTCTTTCCGCCGGAGTAGGCGTGAGCGGCCGTCACATCGGCTTGGGGCGCTCCGCAGTGCGGGCAGCTTGGGGCGGAGCGGTGAATGACCGTTCCGCATCCCGAGCAGTATTTCTGTTCGCGGATATTCGCCGCCGCTGGTTGAGCGTCCATCGTTTCCCCCTGAATCGGGGAATGGCTTTACTCGCTCTTCGTGGCGATGCCAATGGCGACCAGGCGGCGAATTGCCTCAGCGCGTGGTGGGAGGTCGGGCTGCTTCCGACGCCAAGCATCGATCCGTTCCACCTCGGGTGCCGACATCATGATCGGAATTCGCTGGTCCTTGCGTACGTCGGCCATAGCGCCTGTTAGGCTATTAGCGCTTGTAGCACAAGTCACTTGACATGACGGGCACAACCGGCCCAAGAGGCACAACGAGCCAGCAGGAGGATTAGGGCCCTCCCGCCGGCTCTGACCAACCGAATGGAGAGCATTCCATGCAGCAGGCTGAGCGTAGAGATAGCATCATAGAGGCCGGCGCGGGAGCCGGTAAGAATGACGAAACCACCGGACCGATGATCGACTTCGTGCTGCGGGGCCCGATGCACGGGCTCGATGACGAGATCCTGCAGGTCGAGAAGCAGGCAGGGGCCGTGTTCTTCGTCTGGCTGGGCGTCGACAATCTGCTGGGGCGGGTCAACACCGATCCCTTCATGGAAAAGGCGCTGGCGGCGATCGCAGCGCTGTCGTGGGATGTGCACGAGCGCCTGGAGGAAGTGTCGAAGCGGCTGGTGAAGCATCACGAGGATGCGATCAGCGGCCTCAATCTGGCGAGGCAGGCATGAGCGGCGACCTTCGCGACGACGCCGAGCAGGTCCGGCGCATGGGATCGGTGGCGATGCTGGCCGAGATGAAGATCGACGAGGCTATCAAGGGAGCCGCGCGCGGCGAGCCGATCGGGGTCGAGATGCTGATCTATGTCCGCGACAAGATGAAGGCGATGCAGGGGGTCAGCGCGACCGTCTCGCGCAGCATCGAGGACCGATATTGGCAGGGCCGCCAGCAAGCCGCCTGAGGCGGCCCGGGAGAAAGGGTAATGATCAATTTGCCCGGCGAGGATCACCCGCCGCTAGGAGGGCGAGCTCAGCGGATAAACCGGCTAGGTCGCCGTTTTACATTGCAAGTGCACGACCCGCGGCCGCCTGTTGAGCGACCGAAACTCGCGCCTGCCCCCGCCGCTGCTTTCGGAGACGGCAACATCAATATATTGCCCAGGGAACAGTGGATGCTGACCCTCTATGACGACGGCACCCTGCTCCTGTGCAAGTCCGAGCAGGGCGGGTATCGCCTATGGGAGCGGTTCGCGCCCCAGCCATTTGACGGCGGCGAGCGAGCCGGCAGCCGCCCAACGGCCATCCACGCGGATGATTTCGACACCGTCCTCGGTGACGAGCCGCCGGAAGTGGCCCGGTCCTGTAGTTAACCGCCGCGCGGGTCGTCGGGGAACGGCGTGCCTGTGTCGAGCTGAATGGATTTGAGACATGACAGAAGAAAAAGAGCATTCGGCAAGTCCATCCGGAACTGCCGAAACCCTTCACCAGCAGATTGGAACTGGATGTCCACCCACTCAGGCCTCCCCTTCGCGTCAGTGGATAGTTGGACGCCAAGTATTCGATCCGCGTCCGCCACGGGAAGAGGCGGCTCGCTGACAAGCCATTCACCATAGATTTTGGACACAGTGCCCTCCGATTCGTTGTGAGGGACGAGAAACTGCCCCGCCGGGGGGAATGAGTCGAGCAGGCCGCCTTCGGGCGGCCTTTTTCTTTGGGAGCAAATGAGTGACCGAAGTCGGGAGCCTGCGGGGCGAGCTGACGCTCGACTCGCGGGAATGGATCGATGCGCTCGCCGAGTCCCGGCGCAGCTTTGCCAGCTTCGCGCAGGAGGTCGGATCGCAGGCGAAGCAGCTGCAGCGGTCGGTGCGCGACTTCGGCATCAAGATGACGGCGGCGGTGACGGTCCCGAGCGCGATCTTCGCGCGCGCCGCTGTAAAAACGGCGAGCGACGCCGAAGAGCTGCAGAGCGCGTTCAACCAGACGTTCAAGCACATGGCGGCCGACATGAACGCCTGGGCCGTTGCAACCGGCGACGCGATGGGGCGGTCGACGCAGGAGATGCAGCAGGGGGCGGCGCGGTTCGGCCTACTGTTCAACCAGGCGGCGAAAACGCGCGGCGAGGCGGCCGAGCTAAGCAAAACCTTCTCCGTCCTGGCGCAGGACCTGTCCTCCTTCTTCAACACGACTCCCGACGAGGCGCTGACGGCGCTGATGTCCGGTCTCTCCGGCGAAGCCGAACCGATGCGCCGCTACGGCGTGTTCCTCTCGGACGTGGCGATGCAGCAGGAGATGCTGCGGTTGGGGATCAAGGGGACGACGCAGGACCTGAGCGAGCAGCAGAAGATCATGCTGCGGGCCAACATCATCCTGGCGAATACGCGGGATGCGCAGAAGGACGTGATCCGGACCAGCGACAGCCTGGCCAACCGCCAGCGCGCGCTCGCGGCAGCGTGGCTGGAGATGAAGGTGGAGCTGGGCACGGCGCTGATGCCGATCGCGAAGGCGATGACGGCCGCGCTGACCCAGATGCTGGATGCCTTCACTCGACTTCCTGCCGGCGTTCAGAAGGCGGTGATGATCTTCGGCGCCTTCATGGCCGCTCTCGGTCCCTTAACGCTGGTGCTTGCCACCATCGTGGGCCCAACATTGATTGCCCTGGCGATACGTCAGTTCGGCGTCTGGGGCAGGGTGATCGCCTTCATCATCGCGCCCGTCGCTTCGCTGGTGGCGGAGCTGGGCGGGCTGGCGCTGTGGATCGGCAAAATCGCCGCCAAGGCTGGCACCATGGGCGCGCTCGGCGGGATATTCCGCGCGCTGACCGGGCCGATCGGTCTGGCGGTGAGCGCCTTCCTGCTGTTCAAAGATGAGGTGCTTGGCGCTCTGGGCGGAGTCTGGGCCTATGCCAAGGAGACGCTCGGCCCGCCGCTCTTCGCGCTATTCACAAATCTCGGTAACCTCTTTTCTCAGCTCGCCAATGGTCCGATAGGGCAGGCGGTCGGCGCGCTCATTGGCTTTCTCGGTCAGTTGAGGGATGTGATCGGATCTGTCGTCGGCAATCTTCTCTACAACGCCGGCGAGCTGATAGTGAACTTGTTGGCCACCGTAGTGAAAGCTGTCAGCGACTTTGTTGCGGCAATCTCCGCTCTACTTTCCGGCGATTTCGCCGGAGCATGGAAGGGGGCCGTTTCCGCAGTGGCAAATTTCGGGCAAGGAATAGTCAACGCCCTCAGCACTGCATTCCCCGCCCTGAGCGGCCTTTTCCAAGGCATCTACGACCTATTGAGCGGGATCGTTCAATTTCTGGGCTGGGTGCTGGGTAAGATCGGCGAATTCGTGAACGGGGTCATCAGCTTTTTCGGAAGTATGCTCGGCCCGATCTTCAACGCCGTTCGGTCCGTTTACAACTCGATTTCCGAGTGGCTCTACGCCCGGTTTGGCTGGGTCTACAAAGGCGTGCGGGCAATCGCGATGAGCATCGTGGACCTCTGGAACTGGGTGAAGCAGCAACTCGGTTTGGGACTGGGGCCGGCGATAACTGGGATCGCCCGCGGCGTCGGTCAGATTGGAGACACGTTCGGCGCCGCCGCAGCCGGAGCCGCGGTAGGCGCTGCCAGCATGCCTGCTGCTCCGAAGCCCGCCCCAGCGCCGCGTGCGAGCCGCGGCGGTGGCCGCGGCCGCGGGGGCAGCGGCGGTGGCGGCAGCAACGGCGCCGACGAAGCCGAGGAGCGCGCCCGCCTCGCATTGAGGAAGCAGGAATTCGCGCTCGAGCAGCAGCTCGCCGCCGCGCGGGCGCGGGAGGACCATGACGAGACGCGGCGCATCGAGCAGCAGCTCGAGCGCATCAAGCTGGTCCAGCGCTACCGCGACCTCAAGCTGGGCACCGCCGACGCCGAGATCGCGGCGGACCGCGACCTTCGCGACCTGCGCGCGGCGGAGGAAGTCACGCGGACCCGCAACCTGGCCATCATGGAGGAAGCGAAGGACCTGCAGGTCGCGCAGCTGAACGACGATCACACCATGGTCCGCCAGCTGGAGGAGCAGGAGGAGCGGCGCGCCATGATCGCCCGCTACCAGCGTGAGGGCGTGTCGGCCGCCGAGGCGGAGCTGAAGGCGATCGGCGCCATCAACCAGATCGAGGCGGCCCGCGCCGACGCCGCGGCGCGGCGGCTGCGCGACGACGAGGCGGGCAGGCAGATCGGCCTGGCGAAGCTGCGCGGCGACACCGCACAGGAGCGCGCCCTGGTTCGTGCCGACGACATCCGCCGGCGCGCCGAGCGGCTGGAGAAGGATTCCGAGGGCCGGATCAAGCCGGAGGATGCGCGCGCCCGGGCCGAGGCCGAGTGGGCGGAGGAAGAAGAGGCCCGGCAGGTCGGCCACTGGCGATCGATATTCCGCGACGGCATGCATGCCGCGATGAACGGCGACATGATGTCGTGGCTCAAGGACCGGTGGACCGACCTGTGGTCGCGGGCGCTGGAGGAGAGCATCAACATGGTCGCCGACCTGCTGCGCGACCTGCTGAAGAATGCGCTCGCCAATGCCGGCGGCGGTGAGGGCGGCGGCGGATGGTTCGGCAGCCTGCTGGGCGGCCTCGGCAAATTGGTGGGTCTCGGGTCAGGGTTCGGGTCGGGACTGATCCCAAGCGACGGCGCGCCTCCGGGGTTCAGCGCCGGGCCGATCAATATCGACGATTTCACGCGCAGCTTCGGCGGCCTGCCGAAACTGGCCGGCGGCGGGACGATCAAGGGCCTGACCGGCGTCGATCGCAACCTGCTTTCGCTGAACGGCAATCCGGTGGCGTGGGTCAGCCGGGGCGAGCAGCTCGATGTCCGCCCGCTCAACGACAATGGCGGCAGGCGCAGCCGGGTCGAGATCGTCCCCTCGCCCTATTTCGACGTGGTGGTGGACGGGCGTGCGGCCGGCGTCGCGGCGCCGATGGCGGCGGCGGCGGAATATGGAGGCTCTGGCCGCGCGCAAGCATCGCTGGCGCGGCGCGCGGCGCGGCGGTTGCCATGACCCTTCGAGACGGCATTTCGACGGGCTCAATGCCTCCTCAGGATGAGCGGGGGCGAAAGTGATCGAGCTGCCGGGGCTGCCGGCGCCGGTGGAGGCGTCGGCTTCGCTGATCGATTTCGGCGGCTTCGTGACGCCGCCGCTGGGCGGGCGGACGCAGCGCGTCGACCGGCTCGGCAGCCGCTTCAAGCTGGCGGTGACGATGCCGCCCATGCCGTCGGCCGAGACGGGCCGGATATTCGTGCGCCGGCTGATCGCGGGCAAGAGCGAGGGCGTGCGGATGGAGTTTCCGCTGCTCTCGTTCAGTCCCGGCGCGCCGGGTGCGCCGGTGGTGAACGGCAACGGGCAGGCGGGGCGGACGCTGGCGGTGCGCGGGCTGGCGCCCGGCTACCTCGCCCGCGAGGGCCAGTTCTTCAGCCACGTCCATGCCGGCGGGCGCTGCCTCTACACGATCGACGCCGATGTGGCGGCGAGCGGCGCGGGGGCGGCGACGCTCGCCATCTCGCCGATGCTGCGGGTGCAGCCGGCGGACGGCGACGCGCTGGAATTCGCCACGCCGCGCATCGAGGGCTTCGTGCGCGGTGAGGAATGGTCCTGGGCGATGTCGCTCGACCATCTGCTGCGCCTCGAGTTTGCAATCGAGGAGTTCGAGTAGGTGCCCGGTGCGTTTGACCTGCCGCGGCTGACGATCGCGGGGCTGGTGGAGATCAGCCTGCGCGCGGCCGGCGGGCTGCCGGCGCGCACGATCCGGCTCAGCGACGGCGGCTTCCTGAAATTACAGGGGCAGACCTATCGTGCCGAGGATCCCGATTTCGGCGCGATCGTCGAGGTGCAGGAATTCGCCGAGCAGGCAGGCGACGAGGCGCCGGGTGGCGTGCTGACCTTCCAGCCCAGATCGGGGGCGGCGGCGGCCACCCTGTCGCAGCCGGGATACCAGATGTCGCCGATCCGCTTCTGGCTGGTGCGGGTCGACCCGCAGACCGGGCTGGCCGACGAGGTCAGCGCCGAGCTGCTCGGCGACATGCTGCTCGATTCAACGCGCCTGCGCTTCGGACGCGGCACGCGGCTGCTCGACATGGAGATGATCGCCGCGGCCGAGCGGCTGATGAACGTCAATGAAGGCAATGTGCTGTCGAGCCGGTTCCACAAGTCGGTGTGGCCGGGGGAGCTGGGGCTGGACAATGCGGTCGACGTGGGCGTGACGGTGGCCTGGCGGGTCGCCTCGCCGCCGCGCGGATCGGTGCGCGGCGGGCCGAGCGTCCCTGGTGGCGGTGGTGGCGGCGGCGCCCCCGCCGTTCCACGCGAAATGGAGGCGTGGTGAGATGGCCGCGGAACGCAAGCGCGTGCCGGAGTCCATCCGGCGGGAGCGGGCGCTCACCTTCGTGGCGGCCAAATATAAGGGCCGCCGCTGCGACTTCGCCCGCGCCGACTGCATCCGCATGGCGCGATCCCTGCTGGTGAAGCTGGGCCGGCGGCCGCCGCCGCTGCCGCGTTATTCCTCCGGCCTCGGCGCGCGCAAGGCGCTGAAGGCGGCGGGGCACGCCAGCGTGACCGGGCTGCTGGACTCGATGTTGCGGCGCATCCCGCCGGCCATGATGCGGCTCGGCGACCTGGCGGCAGTGCCAGGCAAGGACGGGATCGAGGCTGTGTTCGCCTATGCCGGCGGCAATAAATATTTCGGCTGGAGCGAGCAGAACGAGTGCGCCGAGCCGGTCTATCTGGTGCTCGACGGGAACGACATCCTGGCGGCGTGGAGCGTGCTGTGAGCGGCGCTCTCAAGACCATCGGCACGATCGCGGGCATTGCCGCGACGGCTGTCGGCCTGGCGGTGGGCGGAGCCCCTGCGGCGATCCTGGGCGGCATAGCGATGGCGGCCAGCGTGGGCGCCGGGCTGACGCAGCGCAAGCCGCCGGTGCTGGGCAGCGCCAACGACATCCGCATCGGTGCCAGCAATCCGATGCCCTATGCGATGGGCCGGACCTATGTCGGCGGCACGATGGTGCACGATGTCGGCTACGGCCCGACCGTCAAGGACGTGCCCAACCCGTACCGCTCGATGGTATTCGTCGGCTCCGGCGGCGGCCCGATCGAGCAGTTCGAATCCTTCCAGGCCGATTATGCCACCATCGCCTTCAGTGGGAACAACGCGGCCGGTTATTACAAGGATTATCTCTACCTCTCGACGCAGCTGGGCCTGACGCCGCAGCCGGCGGCGCTGGCGGGCCCGTTCGGCGCGATCGCGGGATGGGGCGGCGCCTACAAACTGAGCGGCCATGCTGCCTGGCTGGTTACGCTGCGCGACAATCGCGAAGGCAAGATCTGGAGCGCCGGGATCCCGCGCTTCGGCGCCGTGATCAAGGGCGTGAGGGTTTACGACCAGCGGCAGGATTCGACCTATCCCGGCGGCTCGGGGGCGTGCCGCGCGCTGCAGGAAGCGACCTATGTCGGCGGCGCAGCGGCGCAGAACCCGGCCTGCCACGCCGTCACCTATGCGCTCGGCCGCTTTCAAAACGGGAAAAAGGTAGCCGGCATCGCCATGGGCCCCGACGCGATCGACTGGCCCGCATGGACGGATTTCGCCAACACCTGCGATGCCAATGGCTGGAAGGTCGGCGGCAAGATCGAGGAGCCCGGCAGCCGCTGGGACAATCTCAAGCGCATCTGCGAGGCCGGGGGAGCGCGCCCCGGCTGGGTCGGCGGCAAGCTCAGCGTGCTGTTCCCGCGCCCGCGGGTCGCGATTGACACGATCACCAAGGGCGACTTGGCCGGCGACTGCTCGGTCCAGGGCATGCGCAGCTGGCGCGGCCGCCCCAACATCCTGGTGCCCAAGGTGCGGCTGGAGACGCACAAGTGGGAGCATGTCCAGATCGACGAGGTGCGGGGCGACACCTATGTCGGGGAGGACGGGGAGGAGAAACGCGAGGAGCTGCACCTCGAGCTGGTGCAGGACAAGGACCAAGGGGCCGAGCTCGCCGCCTATGCACTGACCAACGGGCGCGAGCTGGGGCCGATCGTGCTGCCGTGCAAGCTGCGGCTGATCGAGTATAAGCCCGGCGACGCGCTGGCGGTGAACATCCCGGAGGAGGGGCTCGCCAATCTGCTGTGCGTCGTCGTCGGGCGGCGCATCATGCCCGGCGGTCGCGGCGAGCCGCCGATCGTCGAGCTGACGCTCGAAAGCGAGACCAGCGCCAAGCACGACTTTGCGCTGGGCCGGACCGGGACGGCGCCGCCGACGCCGTCGCTGACCGCCGGCGAGGCGATGGATAACGCGACGGCCATTTCGGTGGAGCAGATCCCGGAGCTGGGCGATCTTGCGACGCTGGACAGGGTGCAGTTCGGCGGCGGGGGGCAGGTGCGCACGGAAAGCGGGGCGGCGGTTGTCGACGCGAGCGTCCTCAACGCCAATCTGTCGATCGGCTCGGACGGGGTGTTTTCCGGCGGCGGCGGCGGGCAGGTCACCCTGCCGGGCATCGGCTTTTCCGGCGACACCGACGCCCAGCGCAATGCGCGGATCACCATCGACGCCTTTGGCGACGTGTACGGCATCGGCACCGGCGCCGGGACCCGCATCCAGAATACGAGGATCGGGATTGTCGGCGGCGCGATCAGCGGCATCGGGCTGGGCGACGGAACGCCGGTCGGCAACAGCCTGATCAGCGTCGGCTCCGACGGCACGCTGGCCGGGGGCGGCGGGGGACAGGTCACGATCGGAGGGCTGGGATATTCGGGGGACCTGGACGCCACCCACGGCGCCGCCTGGGGCACCACCCTAAGCGGCCGCCCGGTCAACCTGGCCGCTCTGGCGGGCAGCGAGAGCGTCAACAACGCCGCCGTTTCAATCGGGTCGAACGGCGCCCTCGCCGGCGGCGGGGGCGGGCAAGTCACCGTCGTCGGGCTGGAGGGAGCCAGCGGCGAGGCGATCCGCAACGGCAGCATTCAGGTGGACGCGGCCGGCGACATTTACGGCATCGGGATCGGCGCCGGGAGCCGCATCAAGAACACCGCGATCACCATTTCCGGGAACAGCCTGAACGGCATCGGCACCGGCAGCGGAACGGCGGTGGCGAATGCGGGTATTTCTCTGGGCGCGGACGGCGTGCTGGCGGGTGGCGGCGGCGGTCAGGTCACCCCATCCGGCTTGACCTACAGCAGCGGATCGACCTTGCAGGCCAAGGAGCCGCTCGAGGCCGCCGCCGACGTTACCAGCTACATCGACACCAAGCCCGTGGTGGTGGTGCCGGCGGACCATACGGGTGCCCTGCAGGGCTCCTCGCCTTACTCGGTGGACATCCTCCGGCTGGTCCGGAACGGCGTCACCATCGCCACCGGCATCACCTGGAGCTACCGGGTGCAAACGGGCGTCCACAACGGCCAGACCTTCAGCACCGGGGTCGTCCCCGTCGGCTATACCGGCATCGTCCCCTCGGAAACCCAAAGCATGGGGACGGACGAGGCGACGATCGAGTGGAAGGCCGTCTATGCGGGCACCACCCGGACGGTGCTCGTCACCTACCGCAAGCAGAAGGCGCCGCAGCCGACTACGGCCGGGACCGGCGGCGGCATGGGCGGCACGTCCTACACCGACTACACCTTCGCGCAGTTCGGCAGCACGTCGCCGGTGCCGATCAGCGACCAGATGGCGGTCACAATCAGCTCGGCGGGACAGGCCCGGGTGACGGCCTCATTGAGCATCGACACCAATGCCGGCGCGGGCATCTACTATGCCCATGTGAAGGTCCAGATCTGGAACGGCTCGGCCTGGGTCGACGAGACGAGCGAGGTAACCGCCACCATCGTTCGGGAAGATAGCGGCTTCGGCATCGCCACGACGCAGGAAGGCACGATCGCCATCGACCACACCAAGGCCGGGCTGACGGGCGGCTCCACCCAGACTTTCCGGCTGGTGGCCCGAAGCGCGCAGGGCGTGACGCTGACGCCCACCGGGCAGGCCGGGGCGCAGGGTTAGGCCATGGAATATTTCCAGGTCACCGGCACGGTCCGTCAAAAGGACGGGTCCGAGCGGGAAGAAACGCAGGTGGTCCGCGTCCCCGCCGGCAAGACGCTGGCCGATCTCGGCTATGCCGGGGTGCGGGGAAAGAAGCTGCCCCGGGCTCCGCGGGAGTTCGAGATGCTGTCCGGCTCCGCCCTCGTGGTGGACGAAGCCGGGAAGAAGGCCGCGCGCGACGCCGCGCCGATCGTCATCACCCGCGGTGAGTGGGAGGGGGTGCTCGCCCGCCTCGCCGCGCTTGAAGCCGCCGCCGCCAAACGACCCTGAAGGGAGCCTGAAAATGGAATATGTAAGCGACACGCTCGATCTGGAGCGGCGCATCTACGCCTATGGGAACAATCCCTCGTGCGACGATGGGCTGTCGCGGCGCCTGACATCGATCCCCGGCTCGCAGGCCGACCGGATCAGCCAGGGCGCGCAGATCCTCTACGCGCATTACGATCTGCTCGGCGACGAAGGGAAGGAGCTCGCCGGGCTGCTGTTCAACTATGCGGTTCAGAACAACTGGACCGCCTTCGTCGCCGGCAACGAGGCCGACAAGGTGATCAGGCTGATCGAGGGCAAGATAAAGCCCGCGGACGCGCCCGCTCCCAAGGTGCATTTCCGGGACGGCGAGATCGACTGGCGCAATCCGGAAGCCCCCGCCGCTGCCGCTCCCGTGCAGCCGGCGTCGGCGGGCGAGTAAACGCTGTGGCGCCGCGGCCCGACGTGGCTCGCCCCGACCAAGATGCGGGAGCGATCCTGGGTGTCTGACGGCATGATGATCACGCCGATCGACATCGCGGCCGTGATCACGGCGAGCGGCGTCGCCGCCGGGGGGCTGTGGACCTATCTCGACAAGCGCCGAGCGGCGCGCGCGGAGGACAGGCAGAAGGCGGCCGACAGCGAGGAACAGCGCGAGAAGAGCGAGGTCGCCTGGCTGCGTAGCGAGATGAACGTCGTGAAGGCGCAGCTCGCCGAATCGAAGGCCGCCCACGCCCAGTGCGAGGAAAAGGTGGAGGCGCTGTCCGAGCGGATCGACACGATCGAGCAGCACCATTCGAGCCTGCTCGCGCGCTGGATCAAGGATGACGACAAGCGCATCCGCTGGGTCAATTCGCGGGCGATGATGCTGGTGTTCGCGCCATTGGGCTACAGCCGCGGCCAGATCGAGCGCAAGACCTTCGCCGAGCTGGGGCTGGACTTGACCACGGTGACGGAGATCGACCGGCTCGACCGCCTCGCCGTGATGCACCCCGGCGAGACGGCTACCACGATGCTGACCATCCGCCGCGAGGGTGCGCCGCCGGGTGCGCTGCGGGAGCTGCCGCCGATGTTCGTCGCCAAGGTGGCGGGCATCGGGCGCGATGGCGACCTGATCTATGAAGGCTGCGCGTTCCGCGGCGTGGGCGAGAGCGAGTCAGATCGCATCGGCGACCTGCGGCAGGCCGAGCAGAAGGGCGTGTCCACGCTGCGCCGGCTCGGCGAGCTGAAAGACTAG